AAATAAAAAAGATATTTCAGAGTTGTACTCAACTGAAATTGAAAAAGCCAGTGATGAAAAGGCAATGTTATGGATGTTTGAGAATGTTATGGATGTTTGAGAATAAATAAGTCCTTTAGAATGAGAAAATAAATTTTGGTTTTTACTTGCTTTTTAGACCGATCTGCTGTATACTATATATAGTTCTATTGAATGCAAGGAAGCATAAATATTATAGCGGGGTGGTAGCGTAGGTCATACACTAGGCTCATAACCTCAGAGACAAGGGTGCAAATCCCTTCCCCGCAACCAACTTTTGCCAGTGAGGACGAAGTGGATAGTCGCAGCCCTCATAAAGCTGTCGTAGTTGATTCGAGTTCAACCACTGGCACCAATTTAGAAAGGCAATATGTATAACGTACAACAAGCAATAGACGAATCCAATAAAATGCGATCATCTGGTTGTATATGTGATCCTCTTAGTTGTTCTAGTGCGATACCTCCAAAATGTCCAGTGCATTGTTCTTGCATGAAAAATGGACGAGCAATTCCAAATAGCAAAAAGATAGATGGTCAATGCAAAATTTGTGGTAATTGGCCTCTCTATAACGAAAGCGACTTATGATCCTCTTCAAAGGTTCTCCCAAACCAAAAGATGGCGAAGTAAAAATCACAGAAAAATTTGCGTTTTTGCCAAAGCAACTCAAAATTGCCTACAGCGTATATGATCATGACGGCTGGCACTATCAAGCTATTATATGGCTGGAACGCTATGTTGAAACTAAACTATACCATCGTGATGGACAATATTGGCATTTGATGAAACGTGAAAGATACAATGACGCTGTTCTAAATAAGTTTGCGAGTTGAAAGGGCTGTATGATACTTATCAAAAAGAGGAAGAAATCTCAGTCGGGCGAAATCATCTCATAGACCAACGGCTTCCGCCTATGTAGATACCCCTCGGTATTTTGCGGGTAAAGTGTGTGCACACCATGCGGCCAATGGGCTGATCGTGCAGCAGAGCGCCGTTTGTGAATATAACACTTGATATGCACGATCACATGTGCTATGTTATCGTGCATATTCATTGTGACGGAGCCGCAGATTGCGAGGCAGCGGAAGTTGCTTATGAATTAGGATTTACTATCATCGCACATCCTGGTTATCTTCCAAAAAATCCATCATGGAAAGGTTCTCGCGGAAGTTTTGACAAGAATAATATTACTCACCCCGAAAAACCATTTCTAATTCGTGATCACGATATTGTTGATGCCTCTGAAGTGTTGATTGCTACTCCTGCCCAAAAGAATGAAATTCTAAGGTCTGGAACGTGGGCTACTATCCGTTATGGTGAAAAAAGTAAACCTGTTATTATCATTTTTCCTGATGGAGAATGTGAAGTTAGAGGTAAAAGTCTATGCAAAAAGTAACGACACAAGGTTACGAAGTTCTGGCGCGATTGCTAAGTGTTGATCCATTATATCAAATAAAAATTGCTGAAACATATTACATTACTACTACACTAATTGAACCTCATAGTTTTATATGGGATATGCTAAAAATTCGTGGAAAGAATAACCATTTAAAATCATTCGCTATTATTGCATCATCCCACACAGTAAGAGGCGTATGGAAGAAAGCCTGTAAAGTTTTGAATGGCAAGGTTAACAATGTTTGAACCTAAAGCACTAACAGAAAATCAAATCAACTTGTGTGAACAGACAATGAGTTCCAACACCTTTTATATGTTGGTTGGTAATGCATTAGTCAATTCAAAACCACTCTCTGTTGTTCGTATGGGAGATGGAGAGCGACAATTATTGCACGCCGCAATGCAAAGTCCTATACATAATCAAGCAACTATTGAAGAACAGGCTGATCCTATTGGCTGGCTAAAAAGAATGGGTTGCTATGGCATTTCAAATTCAGAACTTATTAATCGGTTGGGATGGGCCGCTGACGAATGTTCTTATTTCGCCCCATCAATTTCTGGTATTCAATTAGATAATTTCAATCTGTACGATTTATTTCAACCTCGCACCAAATATGTAGACAATTTCTTTTGTAATGCTTGGACTGAAGAAATGAAGATTCAACTATTTAACACAGCTAAGCATGTTTTGTTTATTCATAGAAATACATCAGCGGCAGATGCTATGCAAATTCGTGCAAAATATGCATTGGATGTAAAGGTTACATATATCAAGCTGGAATCGTGGACACAATCAGAAGAAGTAATTGAAAAAGGTTCAAAAATTGAAGCCCCATTGGTTCTATTCAGTGCAGGGCCAGCATCCAAATACATTGGTCACAGAATAGCAACTTCTGGAATATCAAAGGTATCTCTTGATATTGGGAACGCGGCTGATTATTGGTTGTTGAATGGTTTAAAGGATATTCCAAATGGTCGCAGATAAATATTGATATGAAGCTTAATGAAATTCAATCAAAAATATTCTATCATGGAAGTGAAATAGAACTTCCGGTTGGCACAATTTTAAAAGCCAGTAATGACTATGAAAATAGATGGCAAGATAACAATTTCTATCAAATCCTTGAAAAATTCAGACCATCAAATCAACTTTCTCACAAGCAATGTGTATTTATGTGTGATAATCCTGATGATCTTGACGCGGCTGGAGGTGGAACAGAATGGGTATTTACTTTAAAACCACTTGGAATAGTACAAAAACATGATATGAATTGGGGTAGCGAAATTGATTGTTTAGTAAGTGATGGTTTTTCCGTGGACTCTCCAGCAGTGCAAAAAGCCGCCGAAAATTATTGGAATAGTATTCCTCATACCAATGAAAGTCTGTGGGAATATCTTACACTAAAGGCGCAAATTTTGAAGGTGGAACCGTTTTAATTTATTTCCTACCTTTCTTCCATCCCTGTTGCAAATAGTCTTCTAATTGTATTGGATAGATTCTTATTGCCTTGTGTTTTTTGACAATCCAAATCATTCCAAAACTTGGGCTTTTCTCTCCAGCAGGACGACGAAACCCTTTATGTGATTTACTTAAATTCAATATATGCTCCGCTGAAAAAATTCTTCCTAAATTTGCTTCACTCATCTTTTTTCGTTGTGATAATGGCTTTGGTTTTCCTTTGTGGAATTCGCTAATTTTCCTTCTGCCCGCTTCGGTAGGAATAATATAACCGCAAGCATTTTGATTGAACCATCTATCGTCTCCAACTACTTTACAACGCTTCAGCACATTTTGTTCCCAATAATATGCTTGTGTAAGGGTATCAAAAGTCCGTCGAATTTCCCATTCAAATGCTGAAATTCCATGATCTTCTAATAATGCCAAAATTTGTTCACTACTTGTTTTATAGTGGATCATAAAATCCTGCATCGGTGTCAACCCTAGCGGAACATTTCCTGCACGAACCCCATAATAAACTTGCCCTGTTGGTTTAAATCTTATCAAATAAGTGTACGGTCTAATCTCATTGATCAGTCGTTGATAACTTGAACTCAATTGTCGTCTTGTTTGAATTCTATTGGCAATTACTTCTTTTTCATATTCTTCTTTCTTTTGCTTCAAAATAATTGCGGAGGCATCGCGAGCCTCTTGCATATTTGGAGCATATCCATGTGAACCAATATATGATTGAATTGCCTTATCACGAAGTTTTTTGGATTGGAATGGTCGTTCAACTCCATATTTTTCCTGCATAGTTTTTTTACATTTGTCTTGTACTATTGGATTATCTAATGGAGAAGCGTATCCAGTTTTTTCAAGCATTTTACAACGAATTTCTTCAAGTTTTTCTGGGTTTTGCATTGCGTTTGGAGCGCCATATTTTTCCAAACAAGTATTACGTTGGTTAATCAACATAGTTTTTTTGATTTCTGGATTATTTTGCCAAAATTGAGATAATTTGGTTGCCTGACTTTTAGCCTTGCAATCCTTATTACCACAAGTCGGCCAATATCCTTTTACATAGGTTTTGAATAATCGTTTCTTCCCACAAATACAAGTAGGTGGCTCAATATTGTAATGAATACAGAAAAACTGTTCTCCAATAGTGGGACAATTTCGTGTTTCATTCCATTGTTGCAGAAAAATTTTCAAATTTGGTCTACAAGTGGCGAGGCGACCAAAACTTTTTGGACCATATTGTGTAATTAGTTTGTTTATTTCGTTTATCATAATAACATCCTAACATCTATTTATATAGAAGTCAAGAAATACTTTTGATAAGGACGACAGTTGATATATTGTTGAGGATAGGTAGACCAAACAAAAAGCCCTTGATTTTCATCAAGGGCTGATTGGTTATAACTTGTTTGTTTTGTATTAGCTGAAGCTCAAGTTCGCGACGGCAATCGAGCTGAGATAATCGCCAGCATTACCAAGTGAGGAACTGGAGTTTGTAAGTTCTACATATCCATAACGGGTCAAGAAACTCGTTACTGGTTCGAAGGTAACTGGGTCAAGTACGACACCAGAACTCATCAAAGGAATGTATGGGCAATAGAAGGCGGCTGCATCAGATTCCGAAGAACCCTTATAACCAACCAACACTGGAACTGCATCGTTTGCATAACCATTGACGTAAACCTTCAATGAGCCATTCAAAGTTCCGACAAACTTGGTGTTTGTTGGTGCTTCAAAGGTACCTTCAGTTGTACGAGCAAATGCAGAAGTTGTTGCGCTCTGCAAAACGGTAAGAGCAATTGGACTAACAACAGCCCAGTTACCTGCACCACGACGAGTGCGCTGTGCGATCAAGTTGCTTGCGCGATTGATCATGATTGCCAAAGCTGCGTGTTCGTCACCAACATATGTTGCGGTACCGCTAACCAAAGACTGATCAAATGTCTGATCTGTACCGGAAAGCGAGTAGAGCGAACCAAGAATTTCCTGGTCGATTTCTGCTGTGATTTCCTGTGCCAAAGCAGCCATGATTTCGGCTTCGATGTCGATTCCGTGCATTGCTTGTGCGTCTTGCGCGGCTTCAAATGTCCAACGGGCAGAAAGCTTACGGCTCTTGGCTTCAACTGTCTGACGAAGAATCTGAACATTGATCTTGTTACCTGCTACGCCTTCCAAGTTTGCTGTCCAATCTGCCTGACCAGTAGTTGCACTACCAGAATAAGCTGTTGCAATCTTGAATGGTGACAAAGCTTCATCACCGGCATTTACGCTTGTGTTCCATGGATATGGAGCAGAAACGTTGTCAGTCTGACCATAACGGACACGAAGTGTCTGAATCTGGCCTACTGGACCTGTCATTGGCTGAACACCAACCAACTCGTTAGCAATAACGGTTGGCATTACACGTCGAATGACTGGTAGAATAACGCGGTTAAGGGTTGCAATGTTACCAGCAGATGTAGAACCTGTGGTAGCACTTTCACGCAATTGCTTGCGCGTGTTCTCTAGGACTACACTCATAACCGTTTTGCGATTTCCTGTTAGTCCTTCGAGCAGGGCGTTCTTGGTATCGGCCCAACGATTTTCCAATAATGGTGTTGACATTGTTTTCTCCTTTAATTTGTTACAGCAAATCAATTAATTTGCTGTTAGCCCTGCCAAACGTTTGATTTCGCTTAGTTCGGTTTCGTCCATTACGACAACTTTGTTAGTTTTATCCCCAGTTGATTCGTGCAACATATCCTTACCAATTTTTACAACTGGCTTCTCTCTGTTGTTGAGAACTGCTGGAAGATATTTGTTATAGGCGGTGCGCAATCTATCTGTCTGCGTACTTTCTAATAGTTGACTCATTACATCACGCTTTTCTTTCCCAAGAGGACTTAGTAATTCGGAAAGAAGTTGCTCTCTCTTGGTACGATCCTCAAGCTTTTTCAAATCCTGATTCTTTGATTCAACTAATTTGTTCTTGGCTACAATCTCTTTACGAGATTCAGCAAGATTCTTTTCGGCTACTACCTTTGCTGCCTTTAGCTTCTTGACTTCAACATTTTCGTTGAGGTAAGTGCCAGTAAATTCTGTTGCAAAGGCTTCAAAAATCTTTCGGCCAAAATTATTTTCACGAGCCACTTTAATATCATCATGAAGCTGAGTAATTTCGTGATTGAGAGTCTCAGAAACGATCTTAGTAACTGCTTCACCGCTACGTGCTACAAACTTCTTCTTCAATTCTGAAAGTTGAATCTTTGCTTCTGCAATCAACTTGACACGAGTTTCACGAAGTGCTTGCTTATCTTCTGAGAATTCATTAATCTCTTCTGCAAGAGCGCTCATAACAAAACGCTCCAACTTATCTTGATGTGCTGAACCCTTCTTACGATCTGTAGCAAACTCTGCTAATTCTTCTGCCAAAGCGCGAGTTGCAAAAGCGTTGAACTTCTTGGCTGCGTTTCGTGTTTCCTTGACTGTGCCAATCTTCAACTTTGCTAATTCGTTTCGTTCTGTTTTGACTTTTGTGATTTCGGTATTGAGCGTTTCATTAACCATCTTGTCAAGAGTCTTGATCATAACCTCTTTATCGTGTTCGTAACGGCCGGCAAATTCTTCGCGAATTTCAGTTCTTACAGAAGTCTGAAGTTCCTTGAGTTTTGCTTCCCACGCTTCTTCGATGGCACCACGAGTGGATTCATTTATTAATCCGCTTTCTAGCAATGGCTGTAGGGCATCCAACATAATGTGTCTCCTAATTGAATATATTTACTGTGTTTACTAATTATTAGAGCTATAATGCACATTTTTGATGGTTTTTGTATAATATAGCTCACTTTTACCAAATTATTATATATGCATCCTATAAATTAATGATTATTTCTTATCCTTTCTCCCGAAACAATCCTTACAAAAAATTTTCTTTCCTTTAGCAGTGGAAGTTTTATAAGGAATTGGTCCACCACAGCCAGAACAATTTTCACCATGTACTATTTTTGTCTTTTTGTCTTTCTTATCCTTACCTTCGGCTAATTTCTTAGCGAATGAACCATGCTTTGAAAATGGACCCGGAGTTGATTCTTTTACATTCTTTTTCTTTGAATCTTTGCCTCCATGAATACTACAATTTGGGTTAACTTTTTTACTGGTTGGACATTTACATCCTTTCAATCTTTCATTTTTCCAATCAGAAGATTTACCTTCAAGGAAGGGGCCAGGAATAGTAGCGTTATCACTCTCAATACTACCTATACGATCATCTGTTGATGCCACTTCATCTTGAGGAAGTAAACCTTCTTTTCCCAAATAATCCATAAGATGTTCTTCTATCCACTGATCAGGATCGCCAGTTCTTGCTTTTGCTGTTCCATAAGGCATATCAGGTGAATAATATTCATATAGAGCATATTGAAATTCTTTACTAAGGTTAAATAATTGCTCACCTTCAATAAATTGATCAACATCCGGTGAATACTGCTGAAGGATAGCTTCCAACTTGTGATGAACGCTTTCTTTAAGAGTTGACTCTTTTACGTTCTTTTTATCTTTTGCTTTCTCATCTTTTTTCTTGCCTTCATTAAGCAAGGTGTTACGATATTTTGCCATTGTTTCTGTTAAAGTTGTCATTTTGATCCCTCGATACTCCTTACTATTTACCAATTATTTCTGAATTGATCCGGATCCATTTGTCTATTGTATTCCGCTTGCCAACCAGCATCAGAATTTTGCTGTTTCAAATCAAAAATTTGTTTTTCAAGATATGCGATATATTTGTCCATTTGATAAGCATCATAAAATTTATCATCTGTTTCAAAAGCGCCATTTTGTGCTACGGGTTTTTTTGGTGGGAATCCTAATGGAGTTACGGCTTCTTTAAAAATGGCGAGATATTTTTCTAATTCTTCTCTAAGTTCCATTATTATCTCCTTTATTATCTCCTTGGATATTTCTGTTCGTCACCTAATTCTATATTGTGAAGCGATCCCTTTATGGCTGGTTTTCTTGCGACATCGTTTCCAACAGACTTGAACACTACATTCTTTCCAAACACGGCGGCGAGTGCCTTATCAGAGATTGGAAATCTACCTTGCATTTGACCGCACGCTAAACAAAGGTCGCCCTGAACATAATCTCCGTAACCATCATTCTGATCAATGCCGATTCCAGCAGGAACATAGCCATCTAATTCTATACCCTTGAATGATGTGTAGCATAAATCACTACATTTGCCACTGAAAGTAAGGATTTTATCTGAACCACATTTTTGACATTTACCTTGACCTTCCAACAAAGGCTTTTTATCTTCACTAAAAATGTCGCGGTACTTCTCAAGTTCTTCTCGGAGTTCCATTACTGCTCCTTAACGAATACACCAATTACATCACGTTTTCTATTTTTTAATTTTTCTCTACGACTAATTGCGCGTTCTAAACCATATATTTCTTCCCAAGTTTGTTTTTGCTTTGTCAGGTTATTTGCCTTCTTAGTTACACTAATTTTCTCACATACTTCTTTTGGTCGAGTTTTACCTCGCAATAACGCTGCCCGTTTTTCTACCACCGCTGGCGACTGTGGGCCAAATTTTCTTCCTTTATTTAAACTAATACATCCCGTTTTAGCAATACTTTCTAACTTCGCTGAACGTGCCACAATCAAACTCGTTTCTTTTGTTAATCCTTTATTCCAAGGTTCTTTTCCTTTTCTATTACCCACTTTTCCAACAAATGACCATTTACCATTACCGTTATGTAGATTATAACACATTGGATCGTGCTTAGCATCCAAACCAATCAGTACTTGGGTTTCATATGGTAATGCATCTATTGGATCAACCATTAATAAAATAGTTCTATTCCAGTTCGCGGGATTCTCTCGTATCAAAGTTTTAACTAACTTACTGGAGCAAATATATCTATCATTAGGATGACATCCTTTACTTGCATGAGAACCAATATACCATTTTCCAGTTGAAAGCTCTGTCCATTTATATACAAATGCTTGTGTTTTCTTTTCCATTACCTCTTTAGTTCCTTGATAAACCTTGTAAGCTGTTCAGTTAAATATTTTTGAACGCGGGGATTATGATTAATTTCTTCTGCTATTTCAAAAGCTTTATATCCGCCGCGAGAATTAAGCAACGATTCATATACGGGTTTTGGCCATGCATTCATCGCACTTGGCTGGGCAACTACATCTACTGTAATAATTTCAAACTCGCTTACCTGACCAGTACTTTCATTGACATTACCACTACCACGACTACTAACGCCAAGTTTTGCGCCACTTTCAATGATTGAACGAATAATATTTCCCATTGGAGTAGAAAGAACTTTCAACTTACCAAGTCCATTGGCCCCTTCCATCCACATTCCAGTAATTATATGACTTACACGATCCAAACTAATTTTTAGATCATCCGGATGATCTAATTGTCCATACACAGGTATATCAGTTTCAATCAATGTATTCAATGATGTAACAGCATTTTGAATTTCTGAAACTGGATAAACTCGCTGATTATGATTGCGAATATCTCCCTGAATAAATATTCCCTTCATGTATAAATCTTTCTTTTTTTGTCCCAAAGCGTCAACTGATTCTAAAATTTCCGTGGACATTGACGAAGGATTTTGATATTCCATTAACATCTGTTTGTTCATAGGTTAACCTCATAGTATCTG